GCGGCCTTCAGAGACGCAACAACGCCGTGCAGTACGCCGCTCATGGTCAGGTCAGGCCGTTGCCAGAGATGATCCAGCTTGTGCTGGTGACCTTGATGGCCGTAGCCACACCGTAAGCCGCCAGCGTTCTGCTGCCCGTGGTTCCCGCTCCAGCGAGGTACATCGTGTCCGTGGTGATCGCAATCGTCACGGTATTGATCATGTTGATGAACGTGATCGTGGTGCCCACCGGGAACGCCACGCTGCCGTTTGCTGGGATCGTGAAGGTCCGAGCGTTGTTGTCCGTGATCGGGTGGACGATGCTCTTGCCTGCATCACTTGCCAGAATGCCGTAAGCCGCAGACTGCGAGTTCTGAGGCATGCCCACATACCCGACAGAATCCACGGTGTTGGCCGTAGGAGCCACCGTAGCAAACGTGGCCGTGCCGGTGAACGTAGGGCTTGCCGACAGCACCATGCTTCCGGTGCCGGTCACAGAATTGCTGAGCGTCACACCGCCGTAGGTGATAGCCCCGCTGAATGCCGCAGCACGAGGGAATGTGTAGGTATCCGCTGCCCCAGGCGCACGCAACTGAGGTGTTGCAGTGTCCAGAGCAATGACTTCAAACGCTGCCATGTTTTACCTCAGACTATGTACGCCGTGCCGCCGCTAGACAGCACAGTGTTGGAAACCACAAACCCGGTGCCGGAACTGTTAAGCACTGTCAGTGGTACTAAATACGAAGTGCCTGCACTATTGAGCACTGTTATATTTCCAACGGGCGGTGGTGGCGCACTAGGGCCTACCCGCTGGACACGGGGAAACCCCAAGCCAAACCCAAACGTCATCAGAAGATTCTCAGCAGGTTCGTATTAGGCGTGGCAACCGTAGTACCAGAACTCCACACCCGAATCACCTGAACAGGAATGACCTGCCCCGCCTGAAGCCCGACAAAAGTTACGTCAGAGCCTTGAGCAGTCGTCACCTTGACGTTGCCCGCAGCCCCAACGTAAATCACACTCGGAGTTGCAAGATTTACCGTATCACTCACGGTAATAGCACCGGCGTCCCCAGGATACATAGGGAACGTGGGGCTATAGTTGGTCTTAGCCATTCAGCACTCCTAGGGGGCCGAAGCCCCCGTCATCAGTTCTGGAACGTGGTCGGAGCCTGAGCGCCGTTGTCAGCACGCTGGATGTACTCAATCGTCACCACCACAGCACCAGCAGTAGGATTACCTCCAGCAGCCGTAAACGTGCCCGTCACCGTCACATCAGCCGTGCCAATGTTGTTGGTGGCCGAGGAAACCAGCGCCGCGTCCAGCGTAGCCCGAGCGGTCTGAGCCGTGGTCAAGCCGATGTCAATCGTGGTCTGGAAAGCGTTAGCCGTACCAGCGCGACCGAACGTGGTGTTCACAGCAGACACCGAACCACCAGAAATGGCAGTCGTCTTCTCAACCGTGAACCGCAGGATCTTGGAGCCAGCCGGGAGCGTGAACAGGCTCTGCGCCGTGGGCGAACCCAGCATCACAGAAAATGGCACGTTAGCCGATTGCGTCAGAACAGGCAGGCCGGTATTGGTCGCGGAGCCAAAACGCTGGGTGCCCGAGCGGATCGGGCCAGAGAAGGTCGAGAAGCTCATGGCTATTCCTCAAATCTGCGCCCGTCGTCTCTGAGGAGAAGTCTGCCGAGTCAGTCGGCGGGCTGTGGTGAAGCTCGGTTTGCAAAAGGGTAGCACAGGGGATTGGGCGCGTCAAGCGTAAACGAATACGAGCCCAACAAACTTGCCCCTGGTAATGGGCTTGCCAGCCACCAGAGCCCGCCGCAGTGTGGGCATGGTCATCTGGTAGTGCGTAAGCACAGCGGTCAGACTGTCAAACATTTGGCCCGAGGTCTGCTCCAAGACCTTCTTGCGCATCTTCTCCTTGGCCTCTTCGGTGTGCTTCTTACCAAGGAAGTTCTGATTGCCCAACGTGCGCTGGCGAATGGCCTCACGCTCAGCATCAGTGCGCTTGTAGCCAAGGGCGTTCTGGTTGCCTTTCAGTGCCTCCGACATTTTTTGCCGGGTTTCCTCTGAGGGGATGAAAGCCCCGCCTCGGCCTTCGGCTACGGCAGCGTTGACTTTCGCACTGATCTTAGCCTTAGCTTCGTCTGTGTGTTGCTTTCCAACACGGGGATGGTTATTGGGGTCTTCCGCATAGAACGCTTTAAGTGTGGCGGAGATTGCGGCTTTTTGCTCCTGTGGCACCGGCTTTCCGTAACTTGGATGCAAGGGGCCGAATCGTCCGCGCATGGGCGCTTCTGGCGCTCGGCCTGAGTTGTAGCAATAGTCTTTACCAAAATGCTCAGCAAGCCAGCGCTCTTCGGCCTCCCAAAGTCTGGCGGCATCCTCAATTACTTCTTGAACTTCAAACTTAAAACAGTCCTCCCCGTGCTTGTTCCAAGAGGCTTGAAGGTGGCGGCAGTGATGTTTGTTACCGCGCAACATTTTGCGGTGATTGCGAAACCGTTCGCGTGTATCGGTGGTGCTTCCGACGTAAAACTTACCGTTTACGACATTGCGGATCTTGTAGATAACTGGCTCTTTCATGGGATCTCCGTTACAAAACGTCTGAGCCACAATGATAAGCCATTCACACGCCGTGTGTCAACAGGCAAAAGAAAAGGGCCCCGAAGGGCCCTCAATCAAACGTAAGTGCTTGATTTTATTGGGTTATGCGCCAGGGCTGCCAAACACGCCGAGGCTGTCCGACACTCCGAACGAATACCTTTCGCGAGCCTTATACCGGCTGTTCCCGGTGTCGAAATCTTGGTCCATCGACGTAGCCAGCGGCACGCGCACGAAGTGCTTCAAACCGTTGGGCACATCCGTCTTCAAGAACCAAGCGTTGGTGTCGGTCAAGAAGTGGTTTTTCGTGTAGCCTTCCGGGATGGAGCCGTTGTTCTTCAGCGCGTTGATGTCGTTGTCGGTGGTGCCGACACGCAGCGACGTTTCCAGCAGTCGGGTTGCGACGAACTGGAGTTGCGGAGGAACGATCAGCTTGCGGGGCTTGGCAGCGATCAGCAGACCACGTTCGTCGGTCCAACCAGCGATCTGGATCACAGCCGCTTCAAGGGACGTTTCGTTGAGGTCAGCCGCCGTCGCAGGACGGTTGCTATTGGTGCCGCCAGAGACCAGCGGATGAGCCGTCGAGAACAGGGCTTGGCCGTCACCGTAGGTGAAGGACGCATTGAAGCCGTTGTTCAGGATGCTTGCCGCCTTGACTTGCTTGGTGTAAGCCATAGCCCGTGCGAGGGACTTGGTGTACCGAGCAGACAGACTGTCGTACAGGTTGTCTTCCATCGCCTCTTCGGTGATGGAGAAACCCATAGCGATGGTCTCGTGGTTGTAACGAGCGGTCCAGGCTTCCTGCGCATTGTCATACGCGATGCCTTGGCCTTCGTTCTTCACCGGGGCGGCAGAGAAACCAGCAAGCTTGGTCTCTTCTTCAAACGAGCGCTCGGAGGTCTCCGTTTCGTAGATCTCCTTATGCTCTTCACCGTAGGACTTGTACTCCATGCCAAACAGAGCGTTCAGCCCAGGCAGGAGTTCCTTCAGTAGTTGGGCACGTGAAATTGCCATGATTCACTCCTTAGGCGGTTGCGCTGCTGTAGTAGCCGTGGACCAGCAGGTTCATCTTCACCAGAATTTCTGGGTACTGGGTGAACACGATGGTGGACGAGGCCGGGATTGCGGTGACACCGCCAGGAACTGCGATGGCTGCGTTGAGCGTGACCGAGGTCGCGCCAGCCGAAGCCGCCGTTGCCACGAAGGACAAGGTTTGGATCAGTTGCCCGTTAGAAGCAACATACGCCACGTTAGTACCAACCGGAATCGCCGCAGGCAGACCCGTACCCGTGAGGGTAATGGCCGTACCAGACGAAGAACCCGAGGCCGTCACGCTGAAGGCCGTGTCATCCACCACACCGACGCAACGAACCGGAAGGATCGTAGAGACGGGGGTAGCAGTCGGAGCCAGAACCGCGTTGGCCGAGTTGCCAGTGTTGACGTTGCCGGTGTTGTTGATCAGCGACAGGTTCGTGCCCACCAGTGCCAGAGCACCAGAAGCAACCACCGTAGTAGCCGAGCAAACCACAGCCTTGAACACCGTGTCCGGATCGTCGCAAACAATAGCGACCGCATCACCAGCCAGCGTGGAAGCGGGCCAGTATTGCGAGAAGCGCTCTTGCTTTGTCACCGGATCGGTGTACGAACAACCGAGGAAAACCCCGGTAACTTGGTTCACACCAGTGCCGGTTGAAACCGATGCACGAGTAGCAAAACCGCGAGACAACACCACAAAGTCACCGTAGAAGATGTCCGTAGCGTAGCCGTACTGAATCGGCAGGGAACGGGTAGAACCCGCAAACACCTGCCCACCGATCAAATTGATCGGCTTTAGCCCGTAAGGGGCGTCTACCGAGGGGTAGGCCATGTGAGACTCCTTGAATTAAGCACCGCGTCCGAACGACACCTCAGACTTGCGCTCTCGGAAAAGAGGCATGCGGGGGTCGCTCTCGCGCATGTAGTTGTTGTCCACTGACGCCATCTGCCCATCAGCTTGACGCTGAAAGAAAGCAGACCGCTGATCAACGAACTCCTTCGGTGTTTTGCAAAGCATCAGGCCACCGATTTGAATGCTGTCCGGGAAGCGGCCCGCGCCGGTTTCCGCAACATACGTCTCTGGGTGATCACTAGCTTTAACGGGCTCCCAGCCCTCTTGAAGTTTCATGGAAACATTGCGAGGATCAGCGTTACCAAGGGTACTGACCCGAATCCAACGCATGGCGTATCCAGGCTCCTCATTCACATGAGGAAGCACATCAGGAACCATCCACTGCTTGGGCCTCTCGGCCTTTGCTCGGGTGTCCAGTTCACGGGGGTTACGTTCAGCCATTTTGTTTCCTCATTTCTTCAGCAACCGCACGGGCGTACTGCTCATTCGTCAGTCCGAGCCGCTTGGCGATTTGAACTTGTGATTGCGTCAACACGATCTTCCTAGGCGCTGTGCTTCGCGTGGCAGGAGCTACAACGGACTTTTTGACCGGCTTCTCAGAGGGGAACGCATCTGGGAAGATCTGGCGCACCTCTTGATTGATGCGCTGGTAATACTCGTCACTGTTGGTATCTACACCACTTTCCACAAGTTCATTGTGAACTTCCATCGCCACTGCCGTCATCTTCCGGTTAGTCAAAAACCACGGATTGGCTTCTTGCCACGCACGGGCCTTCTGATCAACCTTGGGCACAACAGGGCTTGGAGCGGGTTGTACCACAGTTTCTTCAGGCTTGGCAACAGGTTTGAAGTTATTGACACGCTCTGCCTTAATTTTGGCAGCAGTCAATTCTTCCTGAGCCGCTACAAGCGCATCTGAATCGCCCGCCTCATATGCCTGCTTGTATTTGACCTTGGCCTGTTCTACCTCGTTGGCAACAACCTTCTTGGCTTGTTCCAGCAAAGCCTGTTGACCTTGGCCCAAACTACCCTGTAGTCGTTTGTTCTCCTCTACAAGAGTTTGAGCCAGCCGTACTGCTTCTTCCCGCTCACGCAGCGCGGACTCTTTTGCGCGGCGCTCGTCGTGATAGCCCTTGGAAAAGTGCTGGATTCGCTTCTTGACCCCTTCGGAGTACTGAGACAGTTCATCCTCAGTAACTTCCGCAGGTGCCTCCTTCATCGGGGCTCGGTTGCGGTCGGGTTCAGGCGTGTCGTCAACGACCTCAATCTGGGTTTCGCCTTCACCCTCAATTTCAATTTGCAAATTTTCTTCTGCTGCGGGCTTTTCGTCAGGGAATTGAAACCTGTCATACCCCTCGTCATTTTTTCCTACGCCAGATGATAATGTCTTATCCATGTTCTACTCCTTATGACCGCTTGATGCCGCGTGGATCTTGGACGACTGCCTCAACGCTATCGTCGTTGATGATGCGGAACTCTTGGCCGTGGATCTTCAGTCGCGTACCAGAATTGGGACGAACCAGCACAAAGTCACCCACCTTGCATGAAGGTCTACTAAACCGCTGTGGGTCTTTGTAAGCGTCTGGTCCCATCTTGGCGACAAACAGAACTGGACTCAGCACTTCTTCAAAGTGCATGGTCTGCCCTGCTTTAAGCAGCCCGCTTTCGTACTCTTCTTCCGCTTTTGGCAGAACGCAGAGCAAGTGGTAGGTCACAGGATCAGGCACTTGTCGGGCCTTTTCCTCGTCGGTTTGCGGCAACACGGTGGTGTTTTGGCCGTCGCTCAGGAGTAGTTCACTCATCTTCAGATTGCTCCATTTTTCGCACGAGGTCGGTGATATAGGAATGCGCAAGTGAAAGACCCCGGATTTCTCCTGCGCAAGATTTGTACTCGGCAAAATCTTTTGCCGCACCTGAGATAAGCGCCTGCGCGATGGACTCGCGGCGCTCTTCCAGTTCCTTGATAACCACGTCAAACGCAGTGGTCATGTTTACTCCTTAGATTTCGGGCGAGATTGCGCTGCCCGTTGTTGCTGTTCCCGTTGGGCTGCTTGCTGTGCCCGTTGGCGCATCTTCTGCTGATGCGCCTGCTCCTTATGAATCATGTCTTGCTGGGCCATGATGGCCTTTAGCCTGGGGTCATCCCCCTTATTTTTTTGTGCCTCCGCAATCCTTGCCTGTTCCAGTTTAAGTTTGCCCTGCGCAATTTGGAAGTCCCGCAAACTATCTGCTTCCTTGCGGTCTATTTCCTTTTCCTTTAACTGAAGCTCAGCCTGCTGCATTTGGATCGTTGGGTCTTGAGCCTGCTGCTGCGCCTGCATTTGAGCAGCCATTGCTTGGTTCTGCACCATCGTCCTCTGAGCCGCAGCGGCAATCAAAGGGGCCAGAGCCTTCTCATCTTCAG